TATATTTTTAAAAAGAAGTTTAGGGGCTTAATTCAGTATCCTATGGGGCAATATTATTCAAAATTACTTGATATTTACGATAAAGAAACCTTGAGAATGTCGGGAATATTATTTGCTCCTACGTCAGTTAAATTTGACGATAAAATGGTTTTGAGAAATGTTGACGGCAAGGCGTTTTCGTTCTTTTCTATCATTCCTATAAATCAAAATATAGGCATGATTAAAAGGTGCGGTAAAGTTGACCATAACGAATATCGTATAGAATTTATTAACGAGAATGTTCAATTCCCTACGGACGAGGACGGCAATGTAATATTCAAAAAGCCGAGCGAGGGGGCTTAATATGAGGACTTTTAATATAGACTTATGGCAAACCTTAAAAGAAAAATCAACAGGGCTTAATGAGGGTGCTGGTAGCCTCTTAAAAGGTAACATATTTTTTGGCATTGCTCCTGCAAACCAAAAAACTCCTTATTGCGTTTTGCATGTTCTTGATAGTGGCAACGATATAAACGCTCAAACCCTTTGCCAAAATGACGAGGGCTATAATGCTGCTGGCGTTTCAGACATTCAGTTTAGTGTATATGCGACAAACGATATGGCAATAGATGAAATTTTGCAGGAATTAAATAATATGATTAAATCTTTGCAAAATTTGTCAGAATATCGTATTACAAATGCCGTTAGACAACGTACAAAAAATGCAGCAACTTTTACAAATGAAACAGGGCAGGGTTTTACAGAGTTCATCTTTAAATATGAACACTTATAATTGTTGCAAAAAATAAAATATTGGTTTATGATGATGATAAAGAAAAGTGTAATATCTTAAAAAACAATAAAAGGGGGAACTTATGACTGTAAAACGAGTTATTAACGAGGACACCGGAATTTACTTTTTTGAAATTGGCAGCGAAGTTGCAACAGGCTCTTTAACTGCTGGCACACGCTATCTTGTTACCGCCCTTGCTACATCTGATAGCACTATTCCAAACGGATTAGCCGTTGGCGACATCTTTTTGGCTCACACTGCTATTACTCTTGGTAGTGGCGACAAGGTTAAACCATTGACAATGACAAAATTCTGCGGTTTTCAAAACATTGACGGAACTTTTGACAAAGAACAAATTGACGTTACTGCAATTTGCGACAAAACCACGACTTATAGAGCAGGTCGCTTGACTGTTGAACTTTCAGGCACACTTGTTGTAGAAACATCAACAGGCGAAGAAACTGCTACCGATGTTGTTATGGGTAATTTAATTACATTGCTTTCACAACAGTCAGACGGTACTTATGAAAGAAGTGCCGTAGGAGCAGATGTAAATGTTGCTATTGTATTGACAGAGGGTATTGCTGGAAATGATGTAAAAGATTTAACACTTTACACTCCAGCACAAATTTCGTCAGGTGGTTTTAGCGGTGGTACAAACTCTGCAAAAACTGCTGATGTATCTTTGTCAGTAACAACAGGCGAATTTGAGCCGCAGTTCGTTAAAGAAAATAGAATTGCTGCCTAATTGTTAGTACACTATTGCAATAATAAAGGAGCGAGGGAATTATGGCAATAAGAGCATATAATCAAGTTACATACAAGGCAAAAATCAAATTTGAGGATAATTCTACTGTTGGGGCAACATTCAGGTTGCCTCGCAGTATGGATTATTTTCGTAGTGCCGAGGGTAATACAAATAAAGATAATTTAATGACATTCTCTAATACTTGTCTTGGTTTTGATAAACCTGTTGATGTTGAATTAGAGGACGGTACACAAATTCAATGCAACACTCTTGCAGAGTTACTTGAGTATGGCGTACCTATTGATATTACTGATGTATTAGTACAATGGCATAAAAAACATACGGAAAATGAAAAAGCCAAAGAGGCTTTAGTAAAAAAGTCAAAATCGGCTGGGAACTCCACGCAAAAGGCTACACCCGACACAAACAATTAAGCGAGGTCGAGGCAAAAACGCCAATGTTCGTAGGCGATAAGAAAAATCCTATCGCTATCGGTAAAAAAGGTCAACTCCTCGCCAATTTAGACGAGGAGTTTTATCAACTGTTAGATGACGCTTACATGCATATTTCCGGCTTTAGAAAAATCTCGGCAGACGATGAAACCTTGACAAGTGGCTACATATACGCAACACGATATTTGGTATTACAACTTATGCAGGAGTACAATGGTGGCAAATGTTTCTAACGAAAATTTAATACTTAAGATAAGGGGAATTTCTGACCGAGTTAAGCAAATTCAAGACGAGGCTGGGGATATTCTTGTTAGAAATATACGCTCTCAAGCACGACAAAAGTTTAATAACGACCCAAAATACCCCTATGAATTTCGCAATAGTTTTCAAGGCGATAATGTTGTTTACCATGACAAAAATGAGCATGCCGTTTTTGTTGACCACCCAGCCGCTAAAAGACTTGAATATGGTTTTGGCGATATAACTATCCGCCCTAAAAACGCTGAAAAATTACATTTTAAAGGGGTAAATGGCGAAGATGTTTACGCAGACGAAGTGCATATCAAGGCTACAAAGCCTGTTGGATATGTGCGTGCTGCTATGAAAGAAACCCAAGAAGATTTAAAAAAGCGATTTAAGGAGGTAATGTCTTAATGTCTGATGACGCTTTACGCATAGATATTCAAACCATAGGAGGCGAAAGAGCCGTTAAGATATTGACAACTCTTGCAGATAAGACGCAAGAGGTTACTGACTTGCTGGAAAATACAGGCTGGGGAAACAAAGAAATATCAGCCCTAACAAGAGAGTTTAACTCATTATCGGGGGCAATTTCTAATTATTCTAAAGCAGTTCAAGATGTAAATAAAGCAAACAATGCCGCTGCTATGGGCGAGCAAAAATTGGCTACGGAAATGAACAGGACTGCATTGCAGGCTGCAAAGTTAGAAATGCAACACATGAGAAACGCTGCGGCTGCTCAAAAAATGGCTACTGCGGCTGAAAAAGCCCAAGCCCCTTATAATCAACTAAAGGCTGAATTGGCTGCTGCTGAATTGGCTTTAAAAAATCTTTATACAACAGGCGAAAAAGGGACAAACCTTAATGCTGCTATATCAGAATATCAAAGGTTATCCGCAGCCGTCCAAGATGTAAATAATAAAATGAAAATGTCTGCAGGTGGCTCATATAGTCGCATGAATGAGGAATTGCAACAGTATGGTAATCGTCTTAAAGAGGCTATTGCTGCCGGAAACTTAAATGATGTTACACTTGGCAGAATGGGCGAAAAATATAAAAGGCTACAAGGCGAAGTTGCTGCCGTAGATGATAAATTTAAACAACTGACAGGGCAAATGGAGGACACAGGTAATGAAAGTATGGCTCTTTCTTCCTTGTTTGGTAATTTGGCTGCTGACGGTATTCAGAGAGTTATAGCCTCTCTTGGTAATATGATAGGCGATATGTCAAAGGCTGGGGTTGCCATGGACGGTATAAAAAACACTATGGCTGCTGGTGCGAGAGGTTTGAGGCAGGGTGCTGACGAAATGGCATTTACCGCAGACATGGCAGGCAGACTTGGTTTGAATTTACAGTCAACTTATGAGCCTTATGCAAAATTCATGACTTCATTTACTCGGTCAGGAGGTACAATAGCCCAGTCAAGACAAATATTTGAGGATTTGTCAACGGCTATGGTATCATTACACCTGTCCTCTGCTCAAATGGAAAATGTATTTGTTGCGTTAGAACAAATGGCAAATAAAGGCACAGTTCAAGCAGAAGAACTTAAAAGACAATTAGGTAACGCACTTCCGGGGGCGTTTGAATTGGCTGCTCAAAGTATGGGTATAACTGCTGGGGAACTTATGGACTTAATGAAAAAAGGCGAGGTAATGTCAAAAGATTTCTTGCCTAATTTCGCTGCTATGGTTAAAGATAGTTTGGGTAAACAAATTGGAATTGCCGTTGACCAGTATAATGCACACTTAAATCGTATGCAAACGCAAACATTTCTGTTGCAAGCCAATGTCGGACAAGCAATGAATAACGCTTTTGTACCTTTTATTAAGATTTGGACAAATGTATTAGGGCTTGCTAATAGAGTTACAGGAGGGCTTGGGGAAAGTGCCGCTGCGGTTACTGCTATGCAAGCAGCCATGCTTACTGCTGCGACCGCCTCTGTTATTTTTGTAACGAAATTTGGTGTTGTAAATACGGCTTTAACTGCTATGAAAGCCAATGCTATTGCTGCTGGTAAAGCACTTTGGGCTTTGGTCGCAAATCCTGTCGGGGCAACCTTGCTTGCAGTCGGTGCGGCTGCTTTATATTGTGCAAATTCAGTAAATCAGGCAAATAAGTCTTTTGAGGAGGCTGCCGTCCAGCAGCGTGATGTTACAAATAATGTAACAGGACTTATCTCTGAATTTACTCAATTAGCAGAAATTCAAAATCGTTCGTCAGCACAACAAGAGGCTTATAATAGAAATCTTGAAATGTTACGCTCTCAATATCCGGAAGTTTTGCAATATATTCAAGAGCATGGTATTTCCATTAAGAATGTTACAGATGAACAGGCTAAAAATATCGCTAAAATGGCGATACAGTCTGAAATGATGAAAGCACAACAGTTATATGTTGATGAATTGAGTAATAAATGGCTTATTTTTGGAGCAAGATGTAAACAAGTTGGTTTAGGTGTCGTGCTTGTTTTGCAGGGCATTGGTGCTGGTATCGTACACGTTGTTGTTGCCGTAGGTCAAGCAGTTACAAGGCTTGTTTCACTTGCTACAAAGGCTTTTGCAGAGGTTGCGGAAAAAGGTGCATGGGTTGCGAGTAAAATTGGTGCAAAAGAAATGGCAGTTGCCCTTGATAACGCCTCAAAAAGCATGAACGGCTTTGCAGATAGTGCTTGGAATGTTGGTAAGGCTACTCATAATTATATCAATAGCGGACTTTCCGGTATGGTTGATTTAATTAAACAAGTTGATTTTGACCGTCAAGATAAGGCTATGCAACGCTATAAAGATACTGTTGCTATTCTCGGTCAGGAGGAGGCAAAATTAGCAAGTCAACTGATGTATTCTCAAAGTTCAGTTGCAGGCTTACACGCAGGGGGCGATAGCAAAGGAAAAGGTAAGGGAAAAGGAAAATCATCATCGAGAACTAAAAAGGCTGATGACGCCTTTGAGGCTTTACAAAAAAGCATGAAAGCCCATGAAGAAGAAATCAGACTTATGGCTTTGGCTGGCGATACTGCAAGCGATAGATATAAACAAGTAAGTGCCGCATATATAAGAGAAAAGGCACAAATTGAAGAAGTAAATCGTCAGGTTGCCTTATTAACGCAGACAGAGGTTACAGGCTGGGATTTAACCAAGAAAAAGGCAGAGGCAGCCACAAAGACATATCAATACCGTTTGGCAAACTCTACGGCTTATACTGCCGCAGAAATTGAGAACGCAAAACAAACAATGAAAAATCTCAATACTGAAATTAAATATCAAGAGGTATTAAAAAAGAGAGAGGATATTTTACAAATTACAAATCGTGAGGCAAGTAAATTGTCAGATACCCTAATTGATAGCCTTTTAGATTTTGACAGTAATCTTTCGGTTTGGGACAGATTTAAAAATGCTGCGTTATCCGCAATTAAATCGGTTGCTACGAGTTGGATTAAAGAAATTGGCAATAGTGTTCTTGCTGGCTGGCAGGCTGGTTGGGCTAAAAATGGAAGTGGAAATCGCTTTGTATCTGCTTTGTTAGGTGCTGGGTCGGGATTTGCTGGCACACCTCTTGAGGGGACAAAAGATAACCCTACATATACAGGCACAGGGGCATTAAACGGTGCTTTTGGCGGTATTCAAAAGGCATGGGCAAATGTTAAGCAAAAGTTTGGCTGGGGACAGTCAAGTGGCTCTCTGACAGGAGCAGCAGCCTCAATTACAGGGGACGCAGACACAGGTAGCATATTATCCACTTTAACAGGGCAGGCAACAGGGCTTTCAGACGCTTTGTTGAACGCCACAAATCCAGCAATATCAAGTACAATTACAGGACTTGGGGGAATGGCGTCATCTGCTATTGACGCTGGTATGGGTGTTGCTAATGTTGCAAGTCCAGCCGTTTCAGCAGCAGGAAGTATCGCAAGCATGGCTACGGCTGCCCCTATTGCGGCGGCTGGGTTGGGTGCTATGGCTGCCGTTATGACGATAGCAAGTTCTGCCTTTACAACCGCTGCTCCTGCTTTAACGACAATGGCTGGTGCTATGGCAAGTTTAGCGGCGTCAGCGAGTACGGCTGCAACGGCTATGGCGGCTCTTGCAGTTGCTACGGCTGCTGAAAGTGTTGCAAAAATTCCGTTTGTAGGTGGTTTTCTTGCCCCTCTTGCGGCAACTCTTACAGGAGCAGGAATAGCCGCTGGAACAGTAATGACAGGAGCAGGAATAGCCGCTGGGGCTGCTATGGCTGGTGGTGGTCAAATGATAGGAGGAGCGATGTCAGGACTTGGCAATAAATTGTCAGGTGTAAGTTCGCTTTCAAAATCCACAAATGTTGTACCCCATGCGAAAGGTGGCATTGTGTCCTCGCCTACAATGTTCCCTATGCAGGGCGGTAATGTTGGGTTGGCTGGTGAGGCTGGCACAGAAGTTATCGCCCCTGCAAAACGCATGGCGAATGGCGATGTAGGTATTGGTGCGGTTGCTCCACAAGTTACTATCAACAATTATACAAATGCCGCCGTAGAAGTTAAAAGACGCCCTGATAATAGTACGGAAATTAAAATTGCAGAGTTAAATTCAATGCTTGCAAGCAGCCGTTCAAACAAAGGTATGGTGGCGGCACAAAGTCGCTTGCAAAAGCAGGGGAGGCAGATAGGTTAAAATGGGAAAAGACAATAATGTAATTTTTGATACTCAAGAAAAATTGTTTGTTAAATCAACGACAGACGGTTTATATATCATGCCTTGGCGACTTTTACATGACGGTTATCAAGTTACAAGACAAGAAACGGTTGTAAGTGTTGACCCTGACGCTGGTATTCCTATAACTCACTCAAGATTTTCTGCCGGAGGTCGTATAATTTCAGCAAAAATCTATGTTGATACGGAAGAAACATGGTGGTTTTGGTATGCAAGAGCCACAAACAACAGGGCTTTGCCTTGTTGGATTTATGATGTTAAACTTAACGGATTTATGCGTTGCTACATACTTGAACAGCCTACTGTTGAGCCTGCTGGTAATAGCGTTAAGGCGGTATATGTTCAACTTAAGATTTATGCGTTCTCTAATGCAATTCCAATTAAGAGATTTATTACTGAAAATACACCTGAAAGAATTGTTACAGAGGGTAATGGTGCTTTAGTTTACGAGAATGATGAGGTGATGTACTAATGCCTATTTTACCAATGATAAGTGCTACAAAAACTCTCGATAAAGTTCTTTGCTTGGCGGCTGATATTAAGCATAGTAGTTTTGCAAATGGGCGTTATAGTATTTGTAATGATGTTGTTGAACATACAAGAACGGACGAAAACGGAAATAAAATTATCTATCAA